TTGTTATCAATATTTCTTAAAATATGGCCTATTAATGGTTGTCGAGGGGGATTACTAAATTTCCCTTTTTTCGAAAATACTTTTAATCCATCTAAAATTATATGGGTTGATATAATCCCTTGAATGCTTAAAAGAGGCCATAATAACTGTGAAAACGATACAATTTTTTCATTAGGTTTTAAATTTTTAGTTAAAAGATAAAACGCAAAAGTTAGCTCTTCATTATCTTCAAGAGGATATGATTCTGAGCCCTTTCTTATGAATAAAGGAAAAAGAAATTGTGGAGAATGGTTGGCAGAGCCAATTATAAATCCAATTTACAGCAATAAAATGTGGGTTGTAACGGGTGTCAGCCAACAAATTAAAGAAGGGTCATTTCAAACACTATTTGATTGTCACTTGATGACACCTGGGGTGGAGATAAATAGTGACCGAGACATTGGATGTAACGGCTCTGGAGGTAAGAAACTTAATGGGTAGATTTCACGAATTCAACAGGCGATTAAAACAAGTAGAACAGCGATTGCATTCTATGGATCATTCAATGCTTTCCGTGGTGCAAAGTGAATTCAAGAAGAAATTTAGAGTGCAATTACAATCTCCAATGCAATATGGAGTTTATAGAGCGTTGTGCGTTCAAACAATTGATCCATTAAAGCAAAACAGGGTTCAATTTTACGATCCTCTTTGGTGTGATCCAGAAACTACCGTGGATCAACTTCCATTTGCAAATCCAATATCTTGTCTGGGTGGGTTTGATGATTGTGGGGTGAGTTGGGTTCCGCCCGCTGGCTCTACTTTGGTACTTGCCTGTGAAGCCGGTGACCGTGATGCAACATATTACCTGGGGACTACATGGATTAGGGATCGAGGGCCTGATGGGTCGGAGTGCGAAGGACAACCACACAACTTTAATTATCCGATTGAAGAATATAGCTGTATTTGGGAAGGCCACAGGAAGGGCTACTTAGTTGGGCCGAATGATGGCTCACAAGTCTTCCCACCTTGGAACACAGAGAATTATAACAATTTTGATTCAAACACAGAAAAAGACTTCTATGAAGACGAGGCAGCGCAACAACGGGTAACTTGGCCGCACATCTTTGGAATCAAAACTCCAGAAAAACATATGTTAAAGTTGGTAGATGGAAATCCCAAGTGTGAACGACGATATAAACGATTTGAAATGATGTCTGGTTGCGGTAACTGGATTATGATGAAAGACGATCATTTAAGACCTTGTGGAGAATGGGCACATACTAGGATGGGACCACCTGAGCCACCAAGATTCGCACTAAGATGTGGCGAGAATCAACAAGTGAGCTTAACAGGACAGGGCATTGGTTTGCAGTCAACAATGGGGCCTTCTCCTTGCACTGGAGCGGGCGCAGAACAATGTGCCCCGCAAGGAAGTGACAAGAGTGGCTGTCATGATAGTGAACATTATTTAGATTGTCCAACCGGCAAATCAGTTTTGGGAGACTCGGTTGCAAGAAGTTCGCAAAGCATTTTGGACAATATTAATAAAGGAAGTAACCCATTTTTTAAGAACTCCAATGAGTGTCGTCCTTACAGAGGGGTTGGGACTCCGTTAAATCAATGTTGTGCATTGCCTCAAAGTGGCATTCAGTTTTGCACTCTATCTGGACATACATGGGTTGGAGATGATTCAGTAAATCGTCCTTTCGGTGAGCCAAACTGGGAAAGGAGCATGGAAGCCTTTAGCTTCGGAGAAAACAACATATATGAAGGAAAAACATATTGGAAAGAGGCAACTGGTCATTTAATTGAAATGAGTGGCCATGAAACTGAGTCAGAGGTAAGGGACGAAGATAATTATATTAAAATACTTACTGCATCTGGCAACAGAATTGAATTAAATGACCACACTAAATCCGGGGGCGAGGCGGGCAGTAAACGTGGCATAGTTTTAGAATCCACTAGTCGTCATACCATTGAAATGATGGATGAAACTAACGAACAGAAAAGCCCCCCAAGGCAAGATGGTGGAACTCCAAACAACGAAGCCAATAGTGATAAAAATTTTATACGATTAAGAACCGGCTATGGCATACAAATTGAAATGAATGATGCACTAACACAAAAACAAGAAACGCAATTTCAATTCTACCGACTTTTCTGCCCTCAATATACTGCAAAACGCCCTAATGGACAGCCAATGGGACCGCACATTCACCACTTCCAAGAACTTGTAACTGGCGGGTATGTGTTTCTGAGGGCTGGCGGGTATTACGTTCGATATGTCGCCTTTGATGAAATAGATGTTGTAGGAGATGAAGACATAATAGCTAATAAGTTTACAAAGGTGTTTGGGAACTTTCTTATAGACTGCGATCTTATTTATTTTAATCATGCAGCAATTCATTTTTTCTTTGCAGAGAACTTTATATTCTTAGCGGCTGGTCGAGATTGCCCGAATCCCGATGGGACAAAGGGGCCGTGCATTTACCCAGTAATGGTATGGGACGGTTTGGGGCTTACCATAAGTGATAGGGTGTTCGCATCAGCTTCACAGGACGCCCCTGCGATAATGCCAATGCTGGGTTGGTTCCCACTTGATTCTGAGGGAGGATTGGTTAGGCCATTCTGAGGGGGTTATATGAATTTTAAAGGATCACCATATCCGATAGTGACACATCCAAATGGGCTAATGCACGTAGAAACGGGATTGGACACAATTAAAGCTGATTTACTACAGCTATTATTGACGAATCCCGGTGAGAGAGTGATGCTACTAGATTATGGCACCCCGCTAAAAGAACTGTTCTTTGAGCCGAATGATGTGACGATTCAAGAAGAGGCACGCGCTATGATAATACGTTCGATTAGCCTATGGGAACCAAGAATAGTGGTTGAGCAAATAGACGTTGGAACTATAGACACAAGTGCGCTAAACACAAACGATACGCTGGCGAATGTAGAACACATATTATATATTAAAATAAGATTTTTCGACCCCGAGGATATACAAGAGGTCCAAGAATTAGATTTACGAGTACCACTTGGAGGTTAAATGGCAGACAATAATGCTTGTCCTTTTGATGTTACACCCTTAGATCAATCAGAGCCGATTGAAGGTGAACACATAATTAGTCTTAATTATACAAACCAAGACTTTTATTCACTCAAAACAAGACTTGTCGAATTTATAAGAACTAGATTTGAAAACAAATTTAACGATTTCGTAGAATCTGATTTGGCAATAATGTTGATCGAGAACTATGCGTTCATAGCCGACATGCTGTCGTTTAAGATTGACCAAATCGCAAATGAAATTTTCATTGACACGGTTACAGAGATAGATAATGCTTTTAGATTGGCCAACCTTGTTGGATTTGAGCCCACGCCACCCATAGCGGCTAGAAGCCTGTGGCAAGCAACTATAAATACACCTTTAACCACAAATTTGCAAATAAGTGCGCCATTATTAATCCAAGTTGGAACCTTAAATACAGAATTGTTCCCAGCCGACTCAGAAAATAATCCAATTTTCAATGAGCCCATTGTAATTACGGCGGGAAGTTTAATTAACAGTTCGATAATTGGATTAGAAGGGCTAACAAGATTAGATTCATTTAACGGAACGGGGGAATCAAACCAAACCGTACAAGTGCCAGATAATCCTGTTATATCGGATTCTGTCAGGGTTATGGTTGATGGAATACCTTGGGAACAGGTTGATTACTTTACGGACTCTAAGCAAAGGCGAGAATATATAGTGGAATTCGACTCCGAATATAATGCCTATGTCATGTTCGGCAACAACCGGGCTGGGCTTTTACCATCTACCAATTCTTTAATTGAAGTTACATCTAGGATTGGCGGCGGCGAAGCTGGAAATATTGTTACGGGGTTTGTCTCTCAACAAAAAACATTTCACGTTCCAAATGTTCCATTTAAAGTTCCTGTAACTTTCCAAAATGTAACTAGAGGAGAATATGGATATGATGGAGACACGGTAGATGACATAAGAAGAAAATTGCCACGATATTTAAGAA